AAATGTAAAAAATGTAAAAAATATAAAAAATATAAAAGACATTCAAAAATATTGCAATACATATGCAAACACATTTAGTACATTCGAAGAAAATTATGAAAGAACATTAAATAAAAATTTAATTAAAGCAAACAAAGATATTGAAAAAGAATTAATTAAAATGTTTAGCATACCATTTACACCGGGTCACATTAGACCACAAGATGATTATTATACTTACATAAATTATCAATGGCTTGAAAAAAAACACAAAGAATTAAAGAAAGAACAAAAATATTATGTTCAAGTTGATAGTTTTCGTGTTACGCAAGAAAAAGTATATTATGAATTAATTGATATTGTGAAAGAATATATTAAAAAAAATGGTTCTTCAAGAAAAGGAAAAGCTATAAAAGCTGTTTATGAATCATTATATCATTTAGACACTATTCATGCAGAAAATTATATACAATGGATAACAAATAAAGTAGAAGAAATTATTGAACGTGACAATATTTATGAGTTATTGGGAAGTATAAATACAAATGAAATTATATCTTGGGGATGTCCAATAGTTTGGAATGTGATGCGTGACGAAAAAAATGCATCGATTTATAGAAGTATTGTTTCAGCACCGCAATTAACAGCATATGACTACGAAATATATATAGATGATCCATATGATAAACCCGAATCTAAAAGATATAAAAAAGAATATAAAGAAAAATATTTTAAATTCATCACTGATATGTTTTCAGCAATATGTGGGCGTAATAACCCATATAAAGCCGAATATGTTTGGGAATGTGAATATGAAATGTTGACTGCACTTGGTTGCAATATTATAAAAAATGATAATGAAGAAGGATATAATTTGATGGATAATGATTCTAGTAACATAGAATGTAATTTTAATTGGGCTGAATTTACCAAACATATTGGATATAAAAAAACACCGTCAAAATTCATATGCACTAGCAAAAATTATATAAAATGTATTTTAGAAACATTGACATTGGAAAATGCTTGGAAAAATATCAAGTGGAAAACATATTTTTTATATATTATTTATCGACAAGTTATGCGATTTCACGACGATTGGCGTTTGATTTATTATAATTTTCACGGAAAGTATATTGCTGGACAACCAATTCCATGGCCACGAGAAATTTTTCCTGTTGTTGGATTATCATTGTGTTTCAATACATTTTTAACTAATGAATATATTGACAGAAATAAAAAACAGCAACATATAGATTATGTTCATAATATGGCAACAGATTTGCTTACAGTTTACAAAAGAATTATAAAACGTAATAATTGGTTATCGCCTTCAACAAAAAGATATGCTTTAAAAAAATTAGAAACAATTAAATTGGAAGTTGGTAGTCCAAAAATACTTCGTGAAGACCCTATATTAGATTATAGCAATCGCGGAGCATATCAAAATTTAAGGAAAGTTGCTTTATGGAGAACAAAAAAAATTATTCAACTTGATGGAAAAAGTACTGATGTAGATATACCCATAATTGATTGGCAAGAATTTAAGATGGTGGGAAAACAATCTTATATTGTTAACGCTTATTATACTCCAACTGAAAATTCCATTTACGTTCCACTTGCTTATTTACAAAAACCATTTATTGATTTAGAAGAAAGAGGAATAGAATATAATTTAGCGCATATTGGATTAACACTAGGACACGAAATGTCCCATTGTTTAGATGATATGGGAAGTAAATATGACCATAATGGAAATTTACATAATTGGTGGACTCCTGAAGATAGGAGGAAATTTAATAAAAAAGTTAAAGATGTTGTTAAACAATATGAGACTTTTGCAAAATATGATGGAATTAAAATGGATGCAACACTAAGCACTGGAGAAAATTTAGCAGATATTTCTGGATTTGCTATTTGTGAAGAATATTTAAGAGATTTTCAAGAAAAAAATGATGATATTGTTCCAATTCGTGCGGTTTCTTTTGAAGCATTTTTTATTTATTTAGCAGTTCAAGCAAGACAAAAAATATTTGATGAAGCTATTCAAGCACAATTGAAAACAAATCCGCATCCTTTGGATAAATATAGAACTAATTGTCCTTTGGCACGTTTAGAATTATTTAGGAGTTTGAATAATATTAAAAAGGGAGATAAAATGTATTGGGAAAATATGGATACTATTTGGTGAAAATTTTATTTATTTTGTAATTTGTTTTTTTTGATTTTTTTTGATTTTTATATTTTTTTGATTTTTATAATTTTTATAATTTTTATAATTTTAATTTTAATTTTAGGAATTTTAAAATTAAAAAATGATAAGTAAAATAAATATTAAATATAAAAAGTGAGTTTAAATATTATTTTATTTAAAAATCTTTAGAAAATAATTATTTTCTTAAAGTAATATATATAAAATGGTCAAATCTAAAGGTCGTCGTTCTCGTAGGCGTTCTCCTGGTCGTTCTCGTTCTCGTTCAGCAGCCCGTTCCAGAGCTCGAACAATGAAACGTATGGCTTCACTCCAAGCTAGTCAAGCGCGAAGTCTTGCAAAAGCTGCTTCAAAAAGCATGCAAAGAGCATTAGCATCAGCTTCTTCTGCATCTAGAAGTGCATCAAAGGCTAAAGCTAAATCTGCTTCTCGAATGGCTCGTAGAGCATTAGCTCAAGCAAGATCAGCTAGTCAAATGGCACAAATGTCAGCCTCAAAGTCAATGCAAGCTGCCAATGCTTAAGTAAATTTATAACATTATATAAATTAATATGATTAATATATATAATGACCAAGACAGCAAGACGAAATAAGCAAAAAAATAATTTTACACAAAAAAATAAAAAATGTAAAGGAAGTAAAAATGACTGCAAGTATAAATCGTGCAAATCAAAAATGTACAAGTCAATTTATGGAGGAAGATATATAACAAATATGTTTATTTAATCATCATAAAATAATTTAATAATTTCAACTAATTCTTCATTCAATTCATTTTCAATTCGATTAAATTGTTTATTAATTTCATCATTCAATATTGATAATCTACTATTTATTTTAGGGTTACAAGTTTTTCCATTATATTTAAATTTATCTGGATTAAATCGAATAAATATAAATTTACCACTATGAAGCATATATAAATCGTCATATCTTATTTCTTCATCGTTTTTATTATATCTAGAATGCTGATTTTCATCAACTTCAATACATAATATTGTATTTCCAATCAATTTACGAAAATCAATTCTACGACGATGTGTACAATCACAATTTCCAGTCCATAAAGGTTTATCATGAATAAATCCAACAAATTTTTCAAATAAATAATTTCGAACTATTAATTCTTTGCTTTTTTTACGAATTTGCAAATTTAAAGGATCTTCAGGAAATAAATTTTGAAAACAATGTGTGCAATATCCATTATAATTTTCATTTCCTCTTGTTCCAAAGCATAAATTTGATTTACATTTTCTACTATCTTTAGAAATCATTCCTTCTAATTTATGACTGAAGCAAAAACGTACACCAACATTATTTTCAAAATTAAATGAAGGTCGAATATTGCATCCTTCATATTCGCATTTTTGATTGGTTTTAGAAATCATTCCTTCTAATTTATGATTGAAGCAATAAATTGGGTTAGATTCATTTTCATAGTTAAAATTAGGTCTTAATTTACAATTTTTATGCTTACATACTCGATTGTCTTTACTAATCATTCCATCCAATTTATGATTAACACAATAAATTGGTTTAGATTCATTTTCATAGTTAAAATTAGGTCTTAATTTACAATTTTTATGCTTACATACTCGATTGTCTTTACTAATCATTCCATCCAATTTATGATTAAAGCAATATAATCTTCCTTTTGAATCTTCATAATTAAAATTTGGAAGTTTATTGCATCCTTTTATTTTGCAAAATTGACTTACTAGTTTATAATTTTCTAATTTATGATTTTTACAATAAATTGCATTTTCATAAGATAATCCATACTTAGCAGAATTAAAACAATTATCATATTGACATTTCATAATTAAAAATATAAATAAAATATTTTTAATTTGTTATTTAATTTATTATAAATGTAACTAAATATAAAATTCATATTTTTATATTTTCATTTTTCTTGAATTAAAATATTAAATTTGCAACATTTTATACATTATTTGGTATAGGTTTCACAATCGGTGGTGAAAATTGATTTACGACATTTTGCGACTGATCAACCAGCGGTAAAGGTAATGGATTTACAACATTTTGCGATGGATTTGTAACCAGTGGTGATGGAAATGGATTTACAACATTTTGTGATGGATTTTCAATATTTTGCACAATATTTTGTGATTGGTCCACTAATGGTGGAGGTAATGAATTTATAATATTTTGTGATTGGTCTACAAGTGGTGAAACAATATTTTGTGATTGATCCACTAATGGTGGAGGTAATGAATTTACAATATTTTGTGATTGATCCACTAATGGTAAAGGTAATGAATTTATAATATTTTGCGATTGGTCCATAAATGGTGGAGGTAAATCCTCAGTAAGTGGCGATATCTGTCCTAAAACTGGGGGCGACAGATTTTCGACAGTTGGCTCCGGATTTTCGACAGTTGGTTGAGGAGGAATTATTTGTTCTTGTATTTCTTGTGTTGGTTGTTCTTCGACTGGAGGGATTGGAGATTGTAATTGTTCAATTTCGCCAATTTTTTCTTCAGCTTCTTCTAATATTTTTTCTTTTTCCAAATTTTCCTCTATAATTTTATCCTCAGGCAAAATAATATTTTCATCAGTTGAAATTAAGTTTTGACTCATTTTTTTCAAAGAATTTATTTGATTTTGCGATGTTTCTAATATTTTTTGTTCGACAATTGCCTCATAAATTTTAATTCCTTCGACGTAATCTTGTTCGCAAGTTAAATATAATTTTATAATAGCAGATCTAGCCTTTATAACAACATCTTTTAAATTGTCTTCATTTAATTTTGGATTTATGCGAATTCTTTTTGATTGAGTTTCTTCATCAATAAAATAAACAAATAAATCATTCAATATTTCCATCAAACTGTCGCGATTTTTATTTGTTTTTGAAATCATTTCTTTTAAATTTTCAGCATACTTCATAAACAATTCATTAGATATATTTCCCGAAACAGAATTATTCAAACGAGATTGACACATGCCATCTTTATTATAATCTCTTAAATGAATATCTGAAAATTTTTGTATTTCTGGTGGCATTTCTTCATTTCCTGTAAATGTAGTATAAAACACTTTTAAATTTTCTTGAAACATTTCCCTTGTTGATTCGCTCATTCCATCAAATGTTCCTGTTTCAAAATTATAATTGTCATCATTATACAAATCTAATAATTCTGGTATTCCTGGTTCATCTTCCAATGTTTTTAGATTTCCATCATCTTTTAAATTTACATTACATACAGATGGATTTATAGTTAAATCACCAGTATCCTTATCTAATAAACTATTATTTCTTAAAGAATTTATGCGATTGTCGCAAATATTATATTTTATTATTTGTGTTTTTACACCATAAGGAATTTTATTTCTATCATTTAAAGATATTTTTTTCACTTCTCCATTTAAATTTGTAAATATATATACAGGATTTACAGTAGTTATTATTGATGAAAATATATGTGCTATTGTAATATAAAATTTTGCAATACCATTACATAAATCACGTTTTTTATTTGGGTCTAATTCATCTATAGTTTCCAAATCATTACGATTTACAAATACAACATTATCTTTTTTCATTATTCTGTCCGATAAATAGGTAATGTCAGTATTTGTAAAATATTTTTCAATAATGTCAGATGTTAATACGATGAGATTATCGCAATAATTTTTATTATATAATTGTTTTAAACTTTCAAAATCCATAGATAAAATGTAATTGGTAGCAATATAATCCATAATTTCATCTACATTTTTATTTTTATTTTC